CCATATAGTCATTATATCGTGGTTATGCGATTTGGGTAATGGAGCCTTCAACGTTATAAGTGACGGTTGTGAAACCGCCCACGCCCGCAGTAGCGAGGGTAATCGCCGTTGATGCTTTACATCGAATATGAAGAGGTATGCCCTCATATGGTCCGGCACCCGTAGCGTTCGTAATAGCGGTGAGAGGCGTTCCAGCGAGTTGAACAAAGGGTAATGTTAGCACCCGAGCAGTATTCGTTTCATCTGTGTATGCACAAGTCACGGTGAAATTATGGAGGGTAGAGGTTGTGACATTGACGTTCGCCGATACCGTGAACGACCCATCAGCCGCACCTACCGTATATGCTGCAACAGACGCTACTGCTGCAGTTTGAGCAGTTGACCTACCAGTTCCGTATATCGCAGGAACGCCCCACCCAGTTGTAGTGACAGCATTATACTTCGAGATGATATGGCCGATAGCGATATTCGCGGTAGCTTTAACCACACTGAAGGCTAGTCCCCCAGCCGTGTTGTCGTAAATCTCCCAATCCCCGTTAGCGGCAGATGTAGAAATTCCCGTGTAATACCGAATAGCCCCAGCAGTCTTATAATTCATGTAGGAGCCGTTCGTGACTCCTGCATCTGAGGCAGAATTATCTAAGCTGAGTAAATTAGAGGTAGCATTTACAACACTGTGAGGTTGAAGTGACGTAGTTCCAGTTAACGCAAGTTGAAATACTGGTGCATTAAAGGTGGTCCCATTTACAGCAGTAGATGGTGTAAATGTCAACGTGCTGTTGACTTGAATTCCGTTACCTATTTGCCAATTTGTCCTTGTGCTATCTGCGAAAAATCGAATTTGACTAGTAGAAGCCGTATCCCCCGTAGCCCCGATATCAATGCGCTGTGCGGCTCCATCTGTGTGAACGATAAGCGGGCTACTGGTGGTAATAGCCCCAGAAGTTAAACTGGTCAGAGTGCCAACACTAGTGATATTAGGCTGTGCTGCAGTGTTTAGGGTCCCGGTAATCCCTCCAGCAGAAACAACCAGCCCTTTAGCAAGAGTGATAATACCACTAGTTTTATCTGCACTAAATACTAGTCCAAGTGCGCCGATATTGTCATATAGCTCAAAATTACCCGTGGCTCCTGACGGGGACATCCCCAAATACCAGCGGGTAGAACCTGCGGTTTGGAATGTGACGTAAATGTTGCTTGTTATGGGTGCATCTGCTGTGCTGTTGTTTAGAATTAAAAGCGCACCATTAGCACTACCCCCCGCCAATGAAGCACCAGTCATGCTACCCGTGCTAAAGATATTTCCTACTACATCTAATTGAACTGTGGGAATAGCTTTGTTAATTCCTACGAACCCGCTGTGAAGGATTCGTATTGCTTCAGTAGCACCAGCATTACCGACTAGGAAATTGATATAGTCAGTAGTCCCCACCCCTGATGTAGACTGTAGTGATAGGCTCGCTCCCACCGCGGTCCCGCCAATCACCGTAGGTGTCGTTAGCGTGAACGTTCCTAAATTGACATTCTTAATCGCGCCTACATAGGGGACGAAATCTCCGGTAATGGTGTTTTGAAAATTATCCCCAGGTCCGGGCCAGCTCATCACATCCATGTCGGGCGCAGTGATTTGAAACGGCAGACTGCCAACTGCAATCACCCCAGGGTTCGCAGGCGGGTTCGCTACCTGAATCACCAAATCCCCCACCTGTAGCTCAAGCGCACGAATAGCCTTGAAGAGAATTTGGAACATCTCATCAGTGCCCTCAACTTGGTGAGGAGTAAACGGCCACTTGAGGCGATAAGGCTGAGAGCGGGTAAACGCCATTAAACGACGACTTGCTCACCTTCAACGGTAATCACGAGAGACGTAGCGCCACTCGCGAGACCCGTTAAGAAATCTGCCGAAGTCATTTTCAACAACGGAAAATAGTCAAACTCACTATTCGCGGCAATTGAGTGGGATTTGAAGAGTTCGGTTCCACCCGCAGACCCACCAGTCAACCCCACATATAGGGAAAAGGTCACAGCACCCGCTGTCACATTTGCAATATGGATGTGGCGAATGACGGTATAAATCGTGGATGCCGCGGGGGTGTAGATATTGGCCGCAGAACTCCCCATATATGCGGGTCCTGCGAGCACTTTTAACGTTCCAGCCATAATTATCTCCTACCAATGAGGTTCACAGGTTTCACCTCAAATCCGTAAATTTCCACATCCTGCCCAATTTCGGCATTCATTAGTTCAATTTGGGCATGCTCGCCATGACCGAGGCGGCCTAGACGCTGCCGATTCTTACGCATATCGTAATATTGTGTCAGCGTTTGAGTGTTATTCAAATGCCCAATACGCGACACCACATCCAGATAGCCGGCAGCCTGAGCTTTGCCCAGCAGACTAATTTCGCCAAAGTATTTCTCCTGGTCGGGCTCACCTAATGCGTGACGTTTGCCTACGGCGTCAAAGGTAATCGCAGTAGCCGCTCCATCAGTGCGAGTAGATTGGTCACTATACAGACTGTCGATACTACCGATAGCAGGGAAGTCGCGGTTCGCGGTGCCCACACGGTTAAAGGCGGAAGTCGGAGAGAAAAGGGCGGTAGAGTGTGGTCCCCACCATGTGCCTTCATCAATATCATACTCCACCCATGAATCTACTACGTCGCTATCGGCTGACGCGAGGAATAGACGGTAGACGGCGCGTATATAGTCGATGTGGGCGAATGCGATAGGAAACTTATCCTGGTTGAAGTAGTCGCCTGTCGTGAACCAAGAGCGCACTTCACCCTTACCCGCGATACCATCTGAAATGCAGGTAATTCCTTCAGACCCCCACGAATAGACGCCATCCTTCCATAGGAAGTAAGCAGTATCGCGAAACACCTTCATGGACTCATTCGATTCGACGCCCAGTTCTTTCGCCAACACTACTACGTCAAAATCGATATCGCCATCAGCGGTTTCAGCGCCACTACCCGTGATTTGACTTAGAGTGTTGCGCCGGCCTGCGCCTAGAGCTTCACGTCGAGGGAGTAGCGATACAATCCCATATTCATCAGACCCAGGAGGCGGTATAAGGATGATATTGTCTTCGGGCCATGCGTATTGGATGCCCGCTTCTGTATAGCGAACATGGTCTCGGTCTAAATCGCCTACACCAAAGAGCCGCCCACGAAATGGCGCAATCAGGGTCAGCTTAGGCGGTGTGCCGAGAATGGGCGAGGCAATGAGTGAAAGGCCCGCATCCGCAAGGTCATCCTGCACAGAGGTGAGGATGTTACCATCAAGGTCTACCCATTGGAATAATACGGCGCCGCCACTTGTTGGGCGGTAAATTCTTCGAAGCGTGATAGTGTCGGGAGAAACATCTAGACTTGCGGCTTTAAGAAATTGAGCTGTCAACGTCACGCTGTTCGACGGCGGCGAGAAATCACTCTCAGAGATGATGTTCCCTACAGCATCCATCGTCACAAAGGTATACCGCACGCCATTATAGGTGCCGGAGAGTGTGCCACCCGCAACCGCTGAAAGAATAGGCGCGAGCCGGGGCGCACGCGGGCTCAAGAGTCGCACCACGCCATTCGAGTCAATGAGAAGCGGCTGGCTAGGGGTATTCACCAGAATCGCATACTGATTGAAGACGATGAAGCGCGGCGGCACATCTACCCGCAGAGTCACACCAGCAGGAAGAGTCAGAGCCGCTGAAACGGTTCCATCTTCATTCACTAGTTGAAGCGAACTCGCTGATTGAATAAGCGTAACTGGCATTACGTCCCTACTGTTCCAAAGATGGGAAGAGCCGTTTCAGTAGTAGGCCCAATTAGAAAGGGCGTGAGGTTATCCCAAGTCGCGCCATCGATAGTCCCAACTAGAGCCGCACTCAAATTTCGGCCGCCTCCAATAACTAGCAGATAGTTATCAGTTACAATCTGCGCAATGAATGGCCGAATGTTGACACCTGTAGGAGTATGAGCGGTCGTCCATGTCGTGCCATCAAATTTTTCAACCTTGGCGATAGCAGTGGTATCCGGATTATAGTAGCCCGCATAGAGGTTATTCTCAAACACACTAAATGAAAGGTAGCCGTTGTTTACGCGAGCTGTGCCGCCAGTAGCTGTTTGACTTACTGACCACACACCTAGTGATGTGCGTTTTAACACTTTTGCGAATGCGCCCGCTTGATTATCGCTACCTACCATCAAATTACCTTGGAAGGTCAGCATTGAATCAACTGCACCCGCCGTATCGGTCGTGAGAGCATAATCCGTCGTCCACGCGGTATCAATGTCGGGGCGAATGAAATAGACCTTGCCAACAGTGCCGATGCCATTGTTCGTGCCGACCCAGAGCCGACCCATATGCCAAGTCAAAGCATACGGAACTTCCCCGCTAGAGAACCCTGTGCTGAGAGGTGTAAGATTGCCTGATTCAGGATTGAAGGTAAAGACTCGACCAGCCCAATTGGCAGAACTAGTGCCGGAATCAAGCGTCGAGATATAGATAATCCCATTGACGATTATCATCGCCATGATAGCAATAGTAATCGCGCCCGTAGTCGTGGGCGGAATCGTCGCCATCAAGCGGTCAGACAGGCCATCGAAGATACGGATTGTCGGATTAGACACGCCTAGCGTATAGTCATCACCCGCATAAATCAAATGGTTGTTAAAGGTCACGCCCGCGCCCGGGGACCCGCCCAATGCGCCCGCCCCCGCAGTCGCAAACGCTGCTATCTTATCCCAGCCACGCGGATGCTTGGGGTTTTGCGGTGAGGTTGCGAGGTTCGCCGCACCCGTAAATTTAATGGTTGACCACCACCAGCCGCGCGTATCGTCAGGCGTCCATGTGCTGGTGGATGGAGCGGGAACTGTGCCGACTAGGTAGAATGGAGTGGTAGCACCCGGATTGGTGCCCCAGCCGCTAGTTGCATCTCCTGCAATTGCGAATACGTCGTATACGATAAGATTGGTGTTGAGAGTTGTGTTAATCGTAATCTGGTTAGCGGTTCCTGCGGTAATACCCGTTGTAACCACAGCTCCAGTGAGCGCTGAACTGTTCGATCCGGTATGCGAGGGCGTGCGGAAATAGCTCACGCCATCATGGGGCACAACCAACACGAATAGCGGAGATTTCCCGCCTAAAGCTAACGCAATATTGCGTGGATTCGTCGCATCCCCTGTATACGACGTAATAGCAAACGGCCCCACGGTCGTGCCGTCTGTTACGCGCCATGCAGAGAAACCTGTTTGCGGGGTTGCGGCATGCACAGCTGTAAGAGTCGAAATGCTCCCTTGCGCCAAAGTCATAATAGACGCTGCATCAGCCGCGGATAACGGAGAGGCTCGATTCGTCGTATGGCCCGGACCTTTGTAATAGTGGCCCGTTGCAACCGAGGTAAGCGCCTCTTTATAGAGGAATGCGGCTAATGGGGTGAATCCTGTATCTTTCAGTGCATTCGTAGCCGTTGCTAATCCCGCTAAATGGGAGAACGCCCCATTCAGCATATACCGCATACCGGGATCGCTCACCCCAACCCATTGATAGGTGATGCCGTTTGCGTTGCATTCGACATCATCGCCTGAGACCTGGATATAATAGGCTTGAGTAGCAAGGTCCTGATATGCGCGAATAAAGCGATTCACGGTAGGAAGCTGGTTCGACGGGCCATGACCCGCGAGCAGCGAACTCCACCAATGACTCCCGCCAGTATCCCCAGACGTAGGATAACACCACCACCAATTGAGCGGGACAACAGTCGCGATATCTTGCCCGGTGCCGTTCCCAGTATATGTGCCCGCGTGAATCGCTACTGGCGCCATTGGCGGCACAAAGCTATGTGACCAATAGGACTGCCAGTATGGAGCGTTATGAATGCCTGTTCTAGGCGTAAACGCTACATCCGGCTCGTCTTCCGTCCCCCATACGCCAATGAACTCCATCGCCATTTGGAGGCCCTGGATACGTTGGGAGTTGGCGTTGGCGGCCTTCACGAATCGTAGGTTAATCGCGTCATACGAAAGGGGGAGAGCAGTGCCGCCCGTATATTGACGAGCAGACCAGAATCCGGCTGCCGGACTTACTGCAGCGGTATCAGCAGCCTGTAACGCGCCTAAATACGTTAACTGCCAGCCGAGTTGTGCCGCGACCCCGTCAGATTGAGAAGCATAAACTCCAACAACAAAACTTGCATATCCTAATTGAGCATTCGTGTAGTTGGTGGTAACGTCGATGATGGCGCCAGACGTGGTGGAGGCGAGATAATCCGTGCCGAATTGACCTGCAACTGGGTTTCCTTCGAGGATACGATAGTTTCCGGCCCATCCCGTATGAGCTGCTCCAACCCCTGTCGGCACCATCAGCTGAATATGACTCCCGTTTAACCAGTCTAAACCAGTAAATAGGGTAGGATAATCGCAATTAATCCAATCGTCGATGTCTATTTCAGCGTTATTCGTCGCGCCGGCTGCAGCAGATTTCCCTATATTGCTGGAGGCATGTGTTTGGGAAGTGCTTAAGCCTCCCGCCCCACCAACGACTCCATTGAGCCCACTCACCTGAAAGCTGAGAGCACCGTTTATATAGACGTAGAGCGAACCTGTTGCAGCGGTTGCGCTCACAAAGGAAATGAGCGTATCTATGCGAATCCAACTATTAAGAGGAATAACCGCTGTCGTGCCTAGAAGAGTGCCAGGATAGGCTTGATTCCCTTTATTGTAAAAAGCCAAAGTGCCGGTAGTGGTTAACACTGCTACTACAGCGGCTCCCGCTTCTACACTTCCCTTCACACTCCAAAACTCGTCGTTCCCGCCCACCGGAAGGGTGCGGACTCTTACATAGAAACGTTCCCAACTTTTTGCAGAAGCCGTAGGGGTAGTGGCTTGTGTAATGACATCGTTTGCATTCGAGCGATAAGCAAACCCCTTCCCGTCAGAGGTTCGCGAAGCGTCACGCGAAAAGTGATTTCCCGCTGATCCAGAGCCCCCTTCACCGAGGTCAGGGATTTCAAACCCGTTACACCAGCGCCGAGCTTGAAGAGAGGCGGGGGTTGCGCCGGCTACGACTGGAGCTTCGAGGATGAAGAATCCTACCCATGTGATGGTGCCGCCCGGCTCACCTGCCAGAGCGACTAGGGTTTGCTGCCCTGTAATGGTGAAGTTTGCCGCCCAGGTCGCACTATCCGCTGAAGTTGAGAGTATACCGTTGCCCTGCCCGTATACGTCGATGCGTGGCGGGTCCGGTTGAGTGCCAGAGCCTGCGGAGATGGGCGCACTAAACTGAATGGCCGAATCAGCCGGTGATTGCCTCACGCCTGTGGGATATTGCGCCTGATAAGACGCGACTTGTCCTGCGTCGGAGAGAACAATCGAATACGGCGCATCTATAAGTGTGAGAGCCATTACACGACGGGTCCTCTCCCGATATAGATGGCCACGTGGAGACCACTATTACTAAGGTCGATGAGGGGTAGACTAATCCCGCCTAAAACGACGCCAACCGTTACTGTAGTATTGAAAGCGAGAAGGCCCGGCCGTTTGCGAAGCGCAGATTTCCCCGAAGAAATATCCGCCATCGCGTTGGCACCGCGTAGGAGTTCATTATCCCCTACATCAAAAGGGGACTTATCGACGTTGACGCCAAACTTCCCAAACTCCTCGACAATGAGGTCAGCCACTTAATTCCACCCATCGAAGAGGCCCTCAAACATGCCTTCGGCGTATTCCTCTTCCTGTTCTTGGCGGGGGGTCAGGGCCGTAAGGAGGGATTGCTTATCTGTGGAATAGGTTGCGAACCAGCCAGGGTCAGGACTATGGTCTTCACGCTCTTTCGCGCGAGCCCACGCTACGCCCCACGATACCAAGGCGTTATCCGATTCACCGGGGATAGGGTTACTGTCCGTTTCAAGGAGTGTCGGCAGCACATGCACGTAGACGAGTCTTAACAGAATCGCAGTATCAACCGCTGGCGCGACTACGATGCTAGGCGCCACTACAGGGGAACCCGCATTCAAGATATCGTAATAAACTGTGGACCCCGTAGACATATTAAGCGCGGGTTCTGAGCGAGCCGCCTGAAACCCAATACTGTGGTAGGATTTGGGCTTAAAATAGAAATAGCGCGTCGAGCTAGTGGTTGAGAGGTCACGCGGCTCAATCATCAGCACGCGGAAACAATCAGCAGGCACTCCAGTGAGCGTTAAGCCGCTTGCTGCGAGGGAAACGTTGGTCGCGTCAATGGTCGTGAAATGGCCTTGATGAAGGTCGATGATTGCGCGCCACAAGTCCTTGGCGCCTAAAATGAGAATATCTAGGAGTTCTTGTTCAGTCCAAAAAGGCGCAGCAATTCCACTCGTGTTAGTAGTGGGAGCGGTGGCACTATCGCCGGCATCCCCATCGTCATTGAAGGTGAGCACAGCACCCACTGTCCCGATGAGTCCCGTAGTGGTAGGGGCAGTTCCATTTGTTGCGGTACGCCACACTTCATAGCCGGTTGCTCCAGGGACAGCTTGCCAGTTGATTTGATTGTAGTTCGTGCCGTTGAGGGTGGCTGCGGCAGCCGTGGTGGTCGTGCCTTGACTGGCGGCACTGTGCCCAGTCGCATTCAGCGCGACAATCTTATAGGTGATAATTTTGGTGCTGGGCGTGCCGACCTGGGTGACCAGCGGTGAGCCGGGCGTCGTCAGCGCATACGTCTCCAGCAGACGTATCCGCACCAATTGGCGAAGTTCGTTAAAGGTAGTGGCCATTATGCGAACGTCAAAGTCCAGCTCACGGACAGGCTGTCCAATGCGCCCTTATTGATGACTGAGAAAGACGAACTCATCCACATATTCACGGTATTCGCCGTCACGACATCAAACGTTCCCGCCTCAGTGATGGCGCCGGTTCCAACGCCTGCAGCCAAATCGCCCACAATCGTCACCACAGCAACTGTACGTAGCTTCGAGGTAAACGCGACCCGCGCGATTTCCGCGCCCAGCAGTGTGGCGCCCGGCGTTCCTGTGCCCACTGCGAGCCAGCCCATCTTTGGCAAGGTGGGAGCCGCAAGAATCTGGTCAGCCGCGCCAGCCTTACCGCCCGCAGCCACGGTATTTGCGCGGCGAACAACTTTCACGGTGCCATCTGGCCCGCGAAGCGTGAGGGTGACCCGTCCCTTCATGCGAATCTGGCTAGACGCGCCCTTGCCCACTCTGAACCCCACTTTATCACCCATTCCAAATGAATCACGTATCACATATCACCCGAGAAAGATGCCCATACCGTCGCGGCGCGGATTCCAGAAGCCGAGTGTGCCAATGGAGCCGAGAACTACCGT